CCCGAGAGTCGGCTGTTGGTGTCAATTTGAAGAAATATCATGATCAAAACTCCTCGACTGCTGAAAAATTGTATGTGGTACTGTTGCTGTCGCTAGTGCCGATAACAACCGTGCCGCCCGCTATCAGGTAAAATTCCGTATTCATAATGTAATAGCTAGTGCTACCGCCTGCGACCTCACGCACTAGTTTTTGACCCGACCCCGGCGAAAGGCCAACAGGCCCGGTCCCGCTTAAAGTTGTATAACTGTTAAAATAAGAGGTAACAAGAACTCCGCTATTTCCAGTTACAAACACGTATTGGCCCCCAACGATCAAATATGCATAGCCGGTGCCGCCATTAGTTGAAAGCATCCCAATGGTAACTTTTGCCACTCGACTAGCGGGTACCGTATAGACCGTTGCAGCAGACGTTGACCCACTAAAAACTTTAATTGCTTTTGCCATTTTTTTCTCCTTAAAAAGCTGAAAATGCTGGGACAGTTGCCATGACAAATTCGGTTGTTGCAATCTGTGTTGTGTTGGTTCCAAAGGCGGCAGTTGGTGCTGTCGGAGTACCAGTAAATGCAGGGGAATTGAGCGGAGCACCAGTTGCCGTACCGCTTGTCCAAGTTGTCCCGTTTGATAACAGCACGTTACCCGCTGTTCCGGGAGCGACCACTTGAACAGCGGAAGTACCGTTGCCCAAGATGACGTTGTTGGCAGTCAATGATGCTGCACCAGTGCCGCCGTTAGATACAGGAGTGATGTTCGCAGCCAGCAGCTTCACAGTGCCAGCGGCGTTCTTGAAGTACAGCTTCTCGTCGGTCGTGTTGATGGCAAGTTCGCCGTCAGCAAGGTTGGTGTTAACTGGAACCGCAGCAGCCGTGGCCGTGCGGTAGAGTTGGATTGGGGTAAAACCTGTTGCAGCCATTAAAAAGTTCCTCCAGAGAAGATGTTGTTTGCAATTGTAGTGAAATCTAATCCGTCCCACGCAACTATTGCGTTAAAACCTGAAGGGATCAGCACCCCGGCTGTTGGGCCTGCGCCACGAACCACAATGCTCCCGGTTCCATCGTTGATGACGATGTATGGCTTGCTCTGCGCAGGCGCTGTGATGTTGCGTGTCGTGGCCCCGTTGCTTGCCGTCCAGCGGATGATGGCTTGGCGGGCTTCGTTGGCCGCGAGGGCTGTGGTCGTTAGCGTAACATCGGCGTCTACGCTCAGTATGGTTGTACCCGCAACGGCGGAGTCCACCAGCGAGGTAATAGAGTTGTTGACGGTAGTGCCCCATGTACCGTCGAGTTCGCCTTCAACCGGCAGTGCCAGTCCAAGTAGTGTGGTATTTCCTGTTGGCATACGTATTCCTTAAAAAGTGCCGCCATTGACGTTGGCCCATATTGGAGCCACCCCTGCGCCTTGGGACACAGGCACTTGCCCTGCCGTGCCGTTTGTTCCGCCCAAAACAATCTTTGGGTCGGTCAGGGTTTTGTTTGTGACCGTGTTTGTGCTCGTCGCAGTCAAGACGTTGGTTGGGGTGATGATGTTTGAAAGTATTGCCATATGTTACTCCGTGCCTTGCAAGATGATTAGTAACGCGCTTGGGTCTTCGGCGCTATCAATGCTGGACTGAAGTGCCGCATACTTGTCACGGACCGCTTGGCGCTGCGCCTCCACGGCCTGTACATCTGTGCCGGGAATCTGCTTCATGATGACTTCATCAAGCGGCGCAAACTCCTCTGCGCGTCTTTGCCTGCGGAGGTCATGGCTGATTGTTTTTGCTTTGTCTAAGTTGATTGTGATCATGCCCATGTCCCCACGCTTGTGTTGCTGCCTGATGTTCCAATTGGATAGATGCGAAAATAAGCCCCCAATGCAACCGTGTATGCGCCGCCGGGAGCTGCGCTTAGTTGGTACTGCGGAATAAATGTTCCACCAGCGTTGACCGAAACTGTTCCGGACAGTCGTGCGTGAAGAGCTACTGGGTTGGCTGATAATCCAACGCCTGTAAAAACGGCGGCGGTCGCCACTTGATAGTAGTAAATAGATGTCGCTATAGGAGAAGTAAGCGCTGTTGATGACGCGCCAGCAGCAACTATAGAGTAACCAATGTTGTTGAGGGTTGCAGTCCCCCCAAATAATGCGCTTACGCTGTGGGCCGTTGTACCTGCCGCCTTAGACATTGGGAAGTACGCCTCAAAAGCATAAACCGTACTACTGCTAAGAGTTACACCAACACCCAGCCAAGACTGCGCCCCAGTTGCGTTAGCCCCTACCAAGGCGCTATCTAGTCTGTAATACTGCATGCCCGGCACGACACCGCGTTGCAACCCTTGCGGGGTGAAGTACGGAACTTTGCCGTCATACTCAAGCTCTCCTGCGACGGCAGAGCTCAAGGCGGCAGAATTCAGCACGATAGGTGGCGTTGTAATACCCGCCGTCCCGTCTAATACAATTGCCATGGTCTACCCCTTGGTTGGTGCGTTTGTAAAATCGGCTTGCCAAGCATTGCGAAATGTCCGCTCTGCTGGGATGTCGTCTACGTGTGCTATCAAATACGGCTTGCCAACAGGTACTGATTTCAAGGCTTCCGATTGTTCAATACCGGGAGCAGGCACGACTACGGCAACGCCGTCTGCGTCATTTGGGTAAATTATTCTGTAGTTTGACATTGAGTCTCCTTATCTAAACAATGCAACTGCCACATAGTTAACGTCTGCGAGCGTGCTTGGAATGCTGTAGGTGTTTATAAACGCAGCGCCTGCGGCCTGAGTTCCCGCAGAGCAATAAGACCCCGCAACTCCAAAATTTCGAGCCGCTCCCACAACACAACCAGCACCGTCTGCCATGGAGGTAGTAAGGTTTACTGTGTAACTGCCAACGGCACTGTCAGTGACACTGCTCACGTTAAAAGCCGCTTGTATCGCAACTGTACCCGTGCCATTAAATTGGACCCATGCTCGGCAGAACGTACCAATCTGAGTGCCCGCACTGTCGTTTATTACGGGGGGTGTAGAGGCCGTATTGCTTTGGATTGTTGTTACGTTCAGTGTGCTCATGCCCATTCCCCCACACTTGTGTTGCTGCCTGATGTGCTAATTGGGTAGATTAAAAAGTAAGCGCCAGATGCAACCGTATATGCGCCGCCCGGAGCTGCGCTAAGTTGGTACTGTGGAATAAATGTTCCACCAGCGTTAATTGACACTGTGCCCCTAAGCGTATATGTTGAAAATATAGTGGCTTGTGTTGATCCTGTCACCAGTGTTGTATTCGCCACACTTTGAATATACCCACCTAATTGTTGATATGAAGATACATCAGTGAAACTGGTCACGGACGCAGCTCTTGTAAACACAAAAGCAGCGTTGTTAACTGTAGCGGTCCCACCAAAATTTAGTTGAAAATTATGCGATGTAGTTCCGGCGCTTTTACTTGTCGCAAAAATACATTCAAAGAAATAAACTGTGCTGCTGGACAGGGTTACTCCAGCCCCCAATATGCTTTGGGCTGCGGTTGAGTTAGCCCCTGCCAAGGCACTGTTTAACCTGTAATACTGCATCCCCGGCACAACGCCGCGCTGCAAACCTTGGGGTGTAAAGTAAGGAACTTTAGTGTCACACTCAAATGTTCCCGCACTTGCAGTTGTTAGGGTCTCGGCTGTTAAAACAAGTTTTCCCATATATTTCCTTTAAAGCACAACCCAACGCGAACCGCTGGATACGGTAACCGTGATGCCCGCATTTACAGTTACAGGGCCAGCGCTCATGCCATTATCGCCTGTTGCAATTGTGTAGTTGGTGCTGATCGTTGCGTTGTTGACCACAATGCCGTTGCTGGCCCTTGGAGCCTTCACGCTAAGTTCGCCAGTGCTGGGCTTGAACAAATACTGCGGATTGCTGGTGTATATCGTTGACGCTGTTCCACTCGTTGCTGCTGCAAATAACGGGTATACGTTTGTTGCCGTAGAGGTATCGTTGCTCAGCGTTACTGAGGTGCCGCCGCCAGTACCGCCGTTGCCGCCGATCTGTGCGTACACCTCCCATGTGGAGCCATCATAGACAAACTGGACGCTGACCCCGGAAATGTCGCACACGAGGTTTTCAGCCAGACCGCCAATGGTTGATCCATTGCGCCCGACCGTTAGGTTGTTCGTCCCCCAATTGTTGCCAGCATCCGCCACAATCACTTGAGCGCCTGCGGCTGGCGAAATAGGCAGTGTCACTGTGAACGACCCGCCAGAGGTGTCGGTCAAAACACCCTCTCTGTTGGCGGCGGTGTAGTTGGCTGTAACCAGAAAATAAGTAATGCCTGCCACCGGGCCTGTAGCCCAGTTAATCGACGAGCCGTCCCATGTGACGTTCTGCCCTGACACTGTTGGCGCTGGAACAAAACCCGTGGCCCCTGCCCCAGTCTGGAAGGCAATTTGATTGGCTGCACCGCCTGCAAGGTTGGTAGACGTGGTGGCTGTCGTGGCGTTACCCGACAAAGCGGCTGTGATTGTTCCGGCAGCAAAGTTGCCCGAGGCGTCACGCGCTACGACCTTGGAGGCGGTGTTGGCCGATGTGGCATCAACAGCAATCGTGACTGGTGTTGTGCCGTTGTAGCTTGTACCAGTCAGATACCCATCAATGGTCAGGGCACTCGTGACACCACCAGACTGACCTGCAATATTGCCCGCAGCGCCTGAAATGGCAATGGCTGTTGGCGTAACACCTGTGACCTGCCCTTGCGCGTTGGTTGTGATGACCGGGACGGAGGATGCAGAGCCGTACGTGCCCGCAGTACCGATGTTGGCAATGTTGAACGTGTAGGTTGGAGACTCGTTCAGGCCCGTGCCAGCCGTGTAGGTGATCGGCGCAGAGAACTGCTGAAAAACAATCGCTGTTGTGCCAATGGTTATGGGTGGAGGGGTCTGCTGCACCCAAGCGGTATTGACGTTTGCCGTGCCGCTGGTCACCAAGAAGAAGTCACCTTCGTCAATCTCGTTAACTCCAGTGCCAACAGAATCAAAGTCTGTGGCACGGGTCAGGATGTAAGGTGTTCCAGCAGAGCCAACCTGCGTGACGGTGTAAACGCCGTTATTGGCCCCTGCTGCTTCGTTCTTGACCAGTATCCGTTCTGTGGCAGTGGTCAGCGTGGAGTCCACGGACAGAGCGCCGTTGGCATTTCCTGTGAGCGTTGCCCCAACCCCGGATGTGCCGTTGTTGTAGGTATTTGCTGGCAGCGCTCCTGTGGTTGCCAAGTTGACCGCTTCATGGAAGTGGATGCCCGATGCAATTGCATCAGCGTATTGCTTGTTTACGATGTCCGTGTTGTTGACGGGCGCGTTGGCAACTGTTCCCGCCGTGATGTTAGCCGTTGAGATGTTGGCCGTACTAGTTCCCAGAGTTCCGATGTCCAGCGTTGTGACGGCGGAGCCTGCCGCGTCCAGATACACCGCCCGCGACGAGGGGTACGTGACAAACACGTCCTTGGTGCCAGCGCCAAAGTTCACCAACGAGCCCGCGTTACTGGACGACACCACGGTAGTCCGGGACAGGGTTGTGCCAGAGGCTGTGTAAGTGCCGACACCGACCTCCCAAGCGCCCGAGGTTGCGTCCACGATAGCGTAGAAGGTCTGGTTGCCATCACCCACAACAACAAAGGACTGGAAGCCTGCTGCCGCGCCCGCCAATGTGACTGTGCCCGTGCCCGTCGTAGCAGTGGTTTCCTTGACGCGATCTTTGAGGACTAAAGCCATTTTTGTTCCTTACGATGGCAGGTTGTTCCAGCCGGGAGACTGCGCATCATTGATGTTCACCCAGCCGCTACCTTGAGCATTTACGATATTTTGCCAGTTTGGGTTCTGACTGTCGTCAATTACCACCCACACCAGCGTGCCGCCAATGTTAATGTAGAGCTGAACTCCGGTTGGATAGACGTTGGCCGTCTTGAGTACGCCTAGTTCGCTCAGAGCGCTAACCGCCTCAGAGATCGACACAGAGAAGACGATGCCCCCCAGCAGCGCGTCCGCACCGCTGGCACCCTCCGCAATTGCCATAAAGACCGACACACTTCTGTTAGCAGCGTCCGCGCCTGTTGCGTTTTCTGCAACATCTACAGAGATCAGTAGGCCTCTATTTGCGGCATCAGCCCCTGTTGCGGCTTCTGACTGCGCGGCCAAGAAGGTGCCGATAGCAGCTTGGGCTTCGGTTGCCCCTGCTGCTTCAAAAACCTGCGCCAGCATGGTGGCAATGGCCGTTTGCAGACCTTGCGCTACAGCAGACTCCGATTGATTGGCGGATACGACTGCCGCTGCCGCCTGCACGGCTTGGCCCGCTACAGCCTCGTCAACAAGACCGCCGCGCAGCGAACTTATAACGACCACAGAATCAGTTGCAGTTGCCGTTTCTGCCTGCGCAACGGCGAACGTATTCCCGCCTAAAGCGGCGAAAGGTGCTTGGGCAAAAGTGACATCTCCAAACACCGCACGTTCCGCTTAAGCGGCGTCAAGCGAGAAGGTGTACGTGACGTTCAGCGTGTCGCCGCTGTCAACCGTCTTGTCGCCGCCAGTGAAGTCGCCTGCCGAGAACAAGATGCCTGATGTGCCCGTGGCTACGCTGGAGAGAAACGCGCCAGCAACCACCGTGGCATTCACCAGCATGGCAAACGAAGACGGCGATGCGGAGTTGGTAATCACTGATGGGTCAGCCGTTGTGGCTGTACCAAACGTCACAGCCTTGCGGTTGCCAGTGTAGGCCGTGCCGGGAACCAGCTCCGTCCAACCAGCGTGCGAGGCAAGCGTGTCAGCAGCGGCAAATGTCGTACCAGAACCGGGGCCTTGCACCAAGCCCAAGTACCAATCGGCGGTGAAACCGATGCCCTTGAAATACTTGCTGTTCATATCTTGCAGACCTTGGTTGACCACAAGGTTGTGGAAGGTGTCAGACCATTTCTCTTGGCCATCTGCGCCCACGCAAGTGACGGTAAATACACCGCCAGCGCCAATGCGCTCACTGCCAGTGCGTTGGGTGATTAACCCTGCTGTGATGCTGTCTTGAGCTTTGCTGTGTTCCATGATTTGTCCTTACGAGATACGCACAATGGCGCTGTTGGCATCTGGGGTTGGGAAGATGATTTGGAAGGTGTCGTTGCTGACTGTCTTGTCTGCACCAAAATCCAGCACAGCCACAGACTTGTTGCCTTCGGTGCTGTTGTAGATTAGTGCGCCACGAGCCGTGAATGTGGCGCTTGTCCACGATGTGTTGGAGAAACTGAAGTAAGCCGTTGGCACGTTGGCGCTGTTGTTTGCCGCTACCGGTGTGACGTTGATGACCAGCGTGTTGCCGCCAGCCGTGTAGCCAGCACCAACAACTTCACCAGATGTTGTGTAAACAGCCGTTGACCCATCCAGATTGGCGGCAGCGGTGTACAGCGCAACCTTGAACGTGTCGGGCGATGTGGGGCCAAAGTTGTGGATGCCTTGCGGCAACTCGACCTTGAATGAAGTTGTTGCTGTTTGCGCGATTGTCATGACACATTGACCCTTGTCTGGCCGTCACGGTATGTGTCGGTGCGTTGTTTGCCATCACCCAAATTCTTGAGTAACGAAAGAGCCTGTACGTACATATCTTGGTACAGCTTGACCATATCGGCCTCGCCCTTCATAAAGCGAATAGCTTCCACCAGTGAGCCGTTGAGCAGAGCAGA